AGTGTGTTTTATTAAAAATGCTCCCTAAGCATAAGTGGCGATGCAGTTGACTTGTAATCATCATAAATCGGTTCGATTCCGGTAGGGAGCTCCAATTTCCAAACAGCGAAATAATTCCAATATGGTAAACTACAAAACAGTAAGCCAATTCTCAATTGAGTCTGGATTCACCGAAGCCGCCATTCGTAAGTTGATTGAACGATCAATATGGAAGGAGCGTGAGGTCTGGGTAAGAGCGAATGGGCGCATTCTTATTACTGTTGAGGGTTATCACAATTGGGTAGAAATGGAAGCGGGGTTACAGCCATATCAAAAAGCTCAATCCGTATCGAGTTCTGGTATAAAGGTATCCGCTGTCGAGAACTTATCAAAGTCCAGCCTACAGCTACCAATCTATTAAAAACAGAAGTATTTAGGTTAGAGCTTTTATCTGCCATAGCTAATGGCACATTTGATTACGCAAGTGTCTTCCCCAAAAGTAAAAACATATCCAAATTCGTATCGCTAATAGATACAGACTCAACCACCATCAAAGCTTATCTGACTAAATGGTTAGATAATGAAATTCATCATGTTAAAAGTAGTACACATGATGGTTATACAAAAATAATCAATCGTCACATCACCCGTTGGGGTCACATTAGATTAGTCGATCTCAATTACAACCATCTTATCGAATGGTGTAGGTCGTGTGAGTCGAGTAATAAAACAATCGCCAATAATCTTTCTCCCTTGAACATCGCACTCGTTGCGGCAAAAAAAGAGGGTTTAATAAAGATTAATCCACTTGATGACTTTACTTTTGAGCGTAAAGAGCCTCCTAAAGAAGATTTAGTTGATCCATTTACAAGAGAAGAGCAAGAGGCAATTGTTACCTCATCACCTGGACATTTGGGTAACTTAATCAAATTTGCATTCTGGACAGGCATGAGAACGTCAGAATTATGCGCCTTAAAGTGGTCAGATATTAATTGGGAGAAAAGCAAGATTAGCGTAATGAGAGCAAAAACTCAAAAGGCTAAAGACGATGAGACTACCAAGACAATCTCAGGAATACGGCAAATAAAATTGTTATCTCCGGCATTAGATGCCTTAACTAAGCAGAAAGAGCTGACCTTTAATAATAAAGATCGACACATTTTCCTAAATCCATTTGATGAACTTCCGTGGAAGGGCGATGATCCAATTAGAAAAGCGTGGACGATAGCATTAAGAAAGGCAGGGGTTAGATATCGCAATCCTTATCAGACAAGACACACTTACGCCTCACTGATGTTATCAGCAGGAGAGTTGCTTCCGTGGATTAGTTCTCAGATGGGTCACAGTACAACAGCTCAGACCACAAAAGCCTATGCTCGATATATTGATGATAGTTTAACTGATGCTGGAGAAAAAGCGGTAAAGATGTTTGGCGAGTAAAGGGTACATTAAAGCGTACATTAAAATTCACAGCAAATAGATGTAGGCTGAATAGTGGAAAGCAAAAAAGGTACATTAAAAGGTACATTAAATGGGTAAAACAGTCCATTTCAGTCGCTTTTAATGTACCTTTTCAACTTCTAACCCCAGTATTACTGGGCTTGAGTGGTGGAGGCGGGGGGAATTGAACCCCCGTAGAGGTGTTGATTTATAAGGCTTTATAAACAATGAGTACATTAAAAGGTACATTGTTGATAAAAAGTGTCTATTTGGACGCGGGTTCAATTCCCGAATTTTACTCAGTATTTCGATTCAAGCCAATTCGTTTGTCAAACTTCTCCATTTTCTTATTTGCCTTCCGTGAATATTCGTTAGCCACATTTTCACTTTTAAATTTAGCCAATTGATAATCACCCATCAATCCGATCGACTCAATCATCACGACAAAATATTTACCAATCTCTTCAACGTAGGTCATATTAAATAAGTGTAATAAAAGTTACTGCGAATAAAGCAAAGCAAGCTACAGAAATAACTTTCCACATATTTGTATTTCGAGTTGCCCTTGTGATATAGAACTCAGAAATATTTAGCCAGTAAGTTCTATTTTCACGCTCACCTTCTAACACATCTTCGTACTTGCACCATTCACCTGTCAGACTTTCTTCAAAAGATGAAATATTAAGGTAGCTCAGATGATCGCTTCTTCTTTGTATGATGTTAAACCGCTTCATTTGTATATTCTCTATAGTTAACATTAGATAGATAAGAACGCTGTACTCCATACATACGTTCAATAATTCTGTAGATATCGGCTTCATGGATCAGCAAATAATCTTTATCGGACTCAACAATGGTAGAAATGTATTTGCTAGAACCAATGACGAAAAAAGAAACAATATATTTATATAACATAGTAAGTCACCGTTTACTTATTTAATCGATTCTTGATTTTGGTTAACATGACGCTTAGGTCTGCATTATCGAGATCAAGAATCTCTTGCATAATACCTTTGCCTCTTAGTTGAGCCATTAAAGCATTTCGAGTTTTGGTAAGACGATCAACTTCCATCTTTGCCTTGGCATGACGAATTTTCTCAACCAGCATTTCGTCATTAGGGTTGAATTGAGATACCCACATACCACATAGAACTGCCTGAGATACGCCTAACTTCTTAGCCATAATAACGATCATGTTTTTTGTTTCAAGAGTAATTGAGGCACGCATGAAAATCTCAGGTACTTTCTTTTTAATCTTCTTTTTCTTCATCATTTTCAATGTCATCATAGTTTATATTTTTTGACGTAAAGGCTAATCCCTTTGTATGTAATAGCCTTTCAAGCTGTCTTCCATACACTCCTTCGTTGACGATCTTTTCAAATAACTCTTTTATCTCACTGCTTTCTGGTTTTATATCATCACTGTCCTTATTTTGACGTTTGATTAATCGACCTTTAAGCATTTTTAAATATATTCTTTCCTTTCTTACTCTTTCAAAGCGATTGGATGCCACATTCCAATTATTAGAGCCGATGGTTGCGCTGGTTATTGCTATTTCGATAAACCGCGCTTCACTGATGTCTAAATTTTTAGCAAAGTCTTTAATCAATGAGGTGGCATAGGCGGAAATACAAGCTTGAACTGGTAAACGTATAACATCGTCATAACTCACTTTATTCCAGCCAGTCATGATGGCTTTTCTATTGCCCTTTAATGTCTTCTTATTCATAGATTAAAATTGAAATCAGATCCAGTTGGCAATATGCCTTGAGCAAATCCATTGGTTGATTCTATGATGGCGCGTCTTGTGGCTGAATGTAGTCTGAGGTGCTTATTGAATTCATCAGCAAAATCAATGATGTAGGCAATATTAGCAACTCTTCCCGTCTTAGCTCTAAGCCCTCTGCCTATGCGTTGACGTAAAGCTACTTCTGCTTTGCCACCACCTGCTAAAACAATGACACCCACAGCGGGAACATCTACACCCACATCTAAAATAGTTGAACCTATTAGCGCATCTATTTTCCCAACCTTTAACTTGTCGAGTGCAGACTTTCGCTCAATTTGAGAACGCTCACCGTACATGAACAAACACTTAACCCCGATCTTAGTGAGCATTTCTTGTAAATGTGCACCATGCGCTTTGTGCTGTACGAGGATCATCGACTTCAGACCGTACTTTGTCGCTCTTTCAACTTCAAAGATAATGGCTTTATTTCTGAACTCATTTTCAACGATACCGATACGATAAGCGGATTGCCATGAAGTAGTTTTAAATAAAAATCGAGGTTTTTCTGTAGATATGAATTTGAAATAAGGCTTTGCGAGAATCCCTCTTTCGATAAGCGTGTTTTCATCGACATGAATTCCCACTCCACCTACAGCCGCATGAAGTCGCATATTGTCTTCGCCATTTGACTTCATAAAGGGTGTAGCGGTAAGAGCTAGTCGGTAATTTGCATTGGTGCAGAGTTTTAGAATTTCATAATAGCTATTACCGCTAATTTCGTGCGCTTCTTCAAGAATAACGAACTCAAACTTTTCCAAAAGACGTTTGGTTTGCTCGACTCTAGCGGGGTCTTTTAACATAGAGGCAAATGTTTGCACCATGCCTACATTGAAGCCTCTTTTGATAGATAGATTGCCGTCACCGATAACACCGACCTTTTCGCCCATACTTTCAAATGCATCTTTCATTTGATACATTAAAACACCGCGTGTCGTTAAGAACAGGGTCATTCTATTGATGCGTTTATAGGCTAATTTTGCAATTCTCGATTTCCCACCACCTGTTGCAACATGTGCAACCATTCTGCCTCGATCTTCCAAATGGCGAATGGTTTCAATTTGATAACTGTAGCGTTCCTCTTCAGGGAAGTTATCGACTTTGGGATGATAGTCTCCTAACGGCTCAGGTAGTGATTTCTTAATCAGTTGTACGATATGACCTTGCTTTTCAAGCAAGGCTTTGATGTGCAGAGCAAAGCCAGCAGGGAAGGTCGCATCAGTCATTTTGAAGAACGAAGAGATACCCGACCAGTTGCCTGATTTGAACTTGTCGCTGTACTCAGCACCCTCAACCTCGTAAGACAAAGCATCAGAAACAAATAGCTTAACGTCTCTAGTAGGGTTGGGTATTTTTGCCTTTACAGCATTTGATAGTATTTGAATAACTGCCATTGATAATAAGTATTTGTTTTAATAGGTATTTGATGATAGCATCATATATAGTAAGTATCTAGTGACTTAATTATACGATAAATAAAATGGAACAGACGAAAAAAATAGACATTACCTATCTTAGCCCAGAATTACTTGTTAGTAACCCCTGGAATTCCAACGTCATGAGCTTGGAAAATGAGACGAAGCTGGCGGAAAGCCTGAAACGCAATAACATGTACGATGCCATTATCGCAAGGCAGTTGTTCGATGGCAGCTATCAGATATTAGGTGGCGAACATAGAACAAGAGTGGCAAAAAAGATTGGCATATTGGAGCTGCCTGTTATTGTTCTTAAAAATATAAGTGACAATCAAGCCAAAGAAATTAGTCTAACGCACAATGCACGTTATGGGGCTGATGATAGTCTTAAATTATCAGACCTATTAAACTCTTTAGATGATGCCAGTATTCTGACTGACATTATGCCCTACAGCATTATTGAGATAGAAACACTAATGTCTGCCTCAAAAATAGATTTCGACAGCCTTGTAGGTCTTGATTTTGATGATGATGAGATTGACGAACTAAGTGAGAAAACATTTTTACCAAAGACGCATACCATCATGCGTTTTAAAGTATCCATAGAGGATGCTGCCTCAATTGAGGAGATGTTAAAAGAGACAATAAAGATCAATGGCTTTACAGAAAGCGATGCACTGACCAATGCAGGTGACGCATTAGTACATTGCTTGCTAAGTGAGGCTTGATGAGATGGATAAAAGAAGTTCTATTGATTGCAAGAGCTGTGCTAACCGACGACATCAGAAGATTTGCGATATGTGTCGCTATGGAGAACTGTTTGTGGAAAGGGAATCGCTCAGATTTGACGATCAAAGAGAGTCACCCGAATACCCCAACGACTACGAGATAGATAATGATCATTAGAAGTAAGTCATTGGTGACTTATGGTTATATCCATCACATGTCGGAGTTCGCAGTTGCAACGCTATGTATATTTCTATGGCTTTCAATCTTGTTCATGAACTCAATTATTACCACCTTTAATAAAGTAACTTGTAGGAAGTAGACAATGACGGACAAGAGTTCAGAAATTCTTAAAATTGAATCATGGGATATTGAAAAGATTATTCCCTATGAGAATAATGCCAAGATTCACACAGTAGAAAAGGTTGCTAAATTAGCCAAAACCATCAAAGAGTTTGGCTTTAATGTACCTATTCTTATTGATGAAGCTGGCATCATATTGGCAGGTCATGGTAGACGTTTGGCGGCACTCAAGCTTAAGTTCAAAAAGATCCCTGTCATCGTTAAAAGAAATCTTACCGAAGTGCAGAAGGGTGTCTATCGAATTGCTGATAATAAAGTATCTAGCAATGACTATGACGACACATTATTGGCAAATGAAATTAGAGAGTTAATGATTGAATCAGAACGTGAGTTATTGCTTTTGGATGCAGAATTATTTGGTATGGAGCCTATTGAGTTAGGCTCTATCTTGGAAAAGTTCTCCACCGATGACATTGGCATGATGTTACCTGATATGGATGATCTCAGTGACATAGAAAAGCCTAAAGCCGTTGTCAAAGATGTCGAATATGAAAAATCATATGTGGTATCTATTAAATGTTCAGGCGAAGCGGAACAACTTGAGCTGTGGAAGCAGCTAAAGGCTGATGGTCGTGACTGTAGCATTATGACGATGTAATTATGCCAAAATTTACTCATAAGTTAGAGATAGACTATAAACAATCCTTTCGATCAGCCAGTATTGAGGGTATGTTTGACGTACCCATTGAAAAGAAGCTATCAAAGTCATGGGAAGTTGATATGCCCATCGAGAATGAGGAGTGGTCTATCGGTTTAATCGTGGGACCCTCTGGCTCTGGTAAAACCACTATCGGTAAAGTGGCTTTTCCAGATGCTAAGTTATTTGACGGTTCACGTCATGAAAATTGGAATTCAAATTGTTTTGTAGATGACTTTGATGAAAGTCTTCAGGTGCAGGACATTGTAGAGGCTTTATCAAAAGTGGGATTCAGTTCTCCACCTAATTGGGTACTGCCATTTTCTGTACTTAGCAATGGTCAGAAATTTAGAACAGAAATCGCTCGTTTAATTTTGGAATCTGCACCTGGCGAAACCATTATGATTGATGAGTTTACATCGGTAGTGGATCGAAAGATTGCCAAAGTATGTTCATCTGCCGTACAAAAGATGGTTCGCACATCAAATAGAAAACTGGTTGCCATCTCTTGTCATTACGACATAGCCGAGTGGTTAGAGCCTGATTGGATTTATCATGTCGATACCGGTGAATTTAAAATCACTAGGGGGTTACTTAAGCGACCATCTATCGAACTCGTCATACGCAGGGTACATCACTCTGCATGGGGAATTTTCAAAGACCATCATTATCTAAATGCGTCAGTTAATAAGTCTGCACATTGTTTTGTGGCATTTTTGGATAACGAACCTGTCGCATTTTGCGCTGCCATTCCTTTTCCACACCCTACTTTGAAAAATATGTGGCGAGCGCATCGAACGGTTTGTTTACCTGATTATCAGGGCGTAGGGATTGGTAACGCTTTTAGCGAAGCCATTGCTCAGCACTTTATCGATCAAGGTAAGCGCTATTCAAGTGTAACCAGTCATCCATCGATGATAGCTCATCGCATACGTTCAAAAATGTGGGTTATGACTCGAAAACCTGGACGTGTTCCTGTTAATGGCAAAACAGGTATGTTTAAAAGTTCAGCCAATAGAATTACCGCCTCATTTGAGTACATCGGAGAAAAGAGTGAGTCCTAGTATGTTTGACATTAATGTGGTGGTTTCGATTTTCAGCTATGGGTGTGCGTTTTATCTTTTAGCTATTTATTCAGGGCATTTTGGTAGCTACGATGATGACGACGATGATGATAGTCATGCGTAGACCCGTTTTAAGCTTGTTTTTTGCTAAACATAACGTAAGTTACCGCTTACTTATTATCGAAGCGTCAGCAAGCTCTACTTTATTAGGATTAATGCATTGAGAGTCACTAAGAAGCAAATATTACTGCTGATAGCAATCAGAAAGGGCGGAGAGTTAGGTGAGTTTCCCGACATCGATCAGGTATTGCTTAATTTAGATTATGAAACCAGTAAAGCGTCAATACAGTTTTCAATCCGCGCATTAATTAAAAATAACTGGGTTGCTAAGCAAGAATTAGAACCGAGAAGAGGTCAACACAGACGAGTTTTATCACTAACACAAGAAGGCTATCGTATTGCAGAAGTCCACTCTAAAACGCAATCCGCTGATGTTGAATAAAGTGCGGACACGTTTTCGTTTCTTATATTCTCTTATTATTAATAAGCAGTTAAGAAAATGTATATATAGAGAGATCGCAAAACGTACCCGCACTAGACTCAGCCGCTTTTATTTTAACACTATCGGAAATTGTAATGGATGATGAAAACCTAGAAGGAATTACTCGAAATAGTACGGTTAAAAAATCGACTAAGACAGGAAAGACACGACTTAATAATCATCAATGGGGAGAACTCATTGCTTTGCTAAAGACAGGTCATTATACGCAGACACAGTTAGCGGAAACCTATGGCGTGTCAGTTAATGCTATTTTGACGAAGCGAAAGAAGTTAGGTGGCATCAAGATAGGTGAGTCATCAACTGAGAAGACTACCTTATCCGCTATCGACAAAACAGTGATGGCAATGGAAGGTGCTATCGGATTTAGCACAGTAGAGGCAGGTCGTTTAATTACTGAAGCTAAGCGAGAAACCTTCAGACGCGGTGAGTTAATAGGGAAGTTAACTGAACATGCTATGACTAAAGCCTTTAGAGAGGGTAATGTCGATAGTATCAAAGATACGGTAAAGGTGTTGCTAGACTGCCAAGCGTTATTTGAAAAGCAGTTACGTTTAACAGGATTATGTTTGGGCTTTGAAAATGGTCGCTTTGATACAGCGGCAGATGCACCCGTGTTAACCATTGTCAAAATGACAGATGCCGATATAGCTGCCGTACAAGATCGCTTTAGAGATGACAGCAAGGATGATGATGAGAACTATATCGATGATGGCGATTATGAGGACTACGAAGAAGATGAAGATGAGGGTGATGAGTGATTCAGTTACACCCCAAACAACATGAAGTATTTCATGATAAGACGCGATTTAAGGTAGTAGCGGCAGGCAGACGATGGGGCAAGTCGATGCTATCGCAGGTATCGTTGATTGATAAAGCGATAGAGAAAGGGGGGCGTTTAGTTTGGTATGTTGCGCCTTCTTATCGTATGGCAAAGCAGATCATGTGGGATGACATGAATCGTCTGATACCTGATAAATGGATTAAGCGTAAGAATGAAACCTTTATGCGAATTGAGTTAATTAATCAATCCGTTATTGAGTTAAAAGGTGCTGACAATGAAGATAGTTTGCGAGGTGTTGGGCTTGATCATTTGGTAATGGATGAAATGCAGGACATGCGCCCAGGCGTGTGGCGAACTGTGTTAAGACCTACCCTGGCGACCACAGGTGGAACAGGTTTATTTATTGGCACATCTAAGTCCTATAATCACTTTTATGATATATGGTCAAAGGGAATGTCAGGGGAATCAAAGGCTTGGAAGTCGTGGCAATTTAAAACGATCAGTTCACCCTTTGTTCCTGCTGAAGAAATAGAACAAGCTCGGCAAGATATGGACCCTAAAACCTTTCGTCAAGAAATGGAAGCCTCTTTTGAAAGTATGGCAGGGCGTGTTTACCACACCTTCGATAGAAAGCTACATGTCGGTAATTATCCCTTTAATCCGAAGTTACTGATTTATGTAGGGCAAGATTTCAACATCGATCCGATGAGTAGTGCTATTTTTCAGATTCAACCGAATGGTGAGATATGGGCGGTAGATGAAATCGTTTTATTCGCCTCCAATACTCAAGAAGTCTGTGAAGAGTTAGAGAGAAGATATTGGCGACATCTAAATCAAATTACCATTTACCCAGATCCAGCAGGCGGCGCGAGACAACACGCCAGAGGCGAAACTGATTTGGATATATTTAGGGAAAAGGGCTTCAAACGTATAAAGCATCATCGCAAGCATCCAAGAATTGCTGATCGAGTTAATTCTGTCAACAAGATGCTACTAACTGCTGATGGGTCTATCAGAATGCGTGTGGACAGCAAATGCAAGCACATTATTGATTCACTAGAGCAAACAATTTACAAAGAGGGTGGTCGTGAAATAGATAAAGCAATGAGCGTAGAACATATTACAGATGCGGCAGGTTATTTCATTCAATATGAATACCCTGCGAGAAAAATTGAAATTGCCGGACTTTCAATATAATATATAAGTATTCGGTGACTTACTTTTTGGAGACGAAATGGATAATAGAGAATTGGCAGCATTGGTAAAAAAGCGACACCCTGAATATGGTTCCAGAGTTGGTCATTGGGATTTTCTTGAGTTGTGTTACGAAGGTGGGCGAGAGTGGTTTAATGGAAACATTTTCAGATACTTAAAAGAGGGTGATATCGAGTTCAAAGATAGAATAAGCAGGGCTTATCGATTTAACCATTCTAAAGAAATTGTCGACTTGGTTTGTAAATATATCTTTAAGTCAAAGATATACAGAAATGAACATAATGCGCCAGATGAGATCGTTAGGTTCTGGGGAAAATCAACAAAAAATGGTCAATCATCAATTGAGAAGTTTGTCCGTCAAATTGCCAGAGATTCCTCAATTTATGGAAGAATATGGATCGTTGTTGACAATGATAGAGTTGATGATGACGATATCTCAGAAGGTGAAGTTGCTAGAGAGTATGCCTATATCGTAAAGCCGCAACATGTATTGGATATGAGCTATGACGATGATGGCGAACTTAATTGGATTATGATCGCTGAGACATTTAGAGATAACTCAAATCCATTTTCAAAAAATGATGGCATAAATAGTCGCTTCAGATTATGGACAAAGAATGAATGGTTCTTAATCGAAAAGTCTGATGGTAATAGCATTGATGAATCAGGAAAGAATCTTAATATCATTGACGAAGGTGTACATGGTTTAGGAATCGTTCCAGCATTTCCTCATGATCATAATGACACCGATGAGCTTTATTCATCACCATCATTGATTTCTGACATAGCTTATTTAGATAGGGCTTGTGCGAACTACTTATCCAACTTAGATGCCATTATTCAGGATCAAACATTTTCGCAATTAGCAATTCCTGCACAGGGCTTAATGCCAGGTGAGGAGATGTACAGCAAAATGACTGAAATGGGAACCAAGCGGATTTTTGGTTATGATGGAGAGAGTGGCGCTCAACCATTTTATCTATCACCAGACCCAAGACAGGCTGAGTTGATCATTACCGCTATTAGCAAGATCATTAACGAAATCTATCACACTGTCGGGATGGCAGGTGAGCGTACTAAATCTGATAACTCAGTTGGTATTGATAATAGCTCAGGCGTTGCAAAGGCTTATGACTTTGAACGTGTCAATGCTTTATTGACTACAAAAGCGGTTGCCTTAAAACGTGCTGAAATAAAGATGGCATATTTGGTAATGCGCTGGAATGGTAATGAAGCTATTAGCGAAGAAGATATTGAGAAGTTCATTACTTACCCAGAAACATTTGATGTGCGTGGAATTAATGATGAATTCTCTATTGCCGAATCACTTTCGTTAATAGAAGCTCCAATTGAAATGATTCGTCAGCAGATGAAGGTATTAGTAGATAAATTGTTCCCAACCATTGAGGATGTATTGAAAAATGAAATGATTACTGCAATTGATAAAATGGAAACTGTCTCTACCATGATGAATGATATCGGTGGGAAGTTGCCAACCGCAATGCCAAATACTGGGTTCAAAGGCAATACTCAGGGCGAAAATAACAATAACGATTCAGCACTTTAATTTAATAGGAAATAAAAATGTCATTTGGACTATTAGCTAGAAAAACACAAACAAGAGGTTATTGGGAAGAGTCATCAGGCGATGAGGGTGCAGGCGCTCCAGGTGGTTCACCTGAAATTGTAGCTCCAGTTATTCCCCCAGTTGTACCTGCTCCTGTAATGGAAGAGCAAAAAATGTCTGACAAGGAAGCTGATCTCCTTAAAGATTTGATGAAGCAAAAGAATAAAAACAAAGAAGGTGAGGCTGCATTATTAGCAGTTAAAGCCGAGCTGTTGAAATTTGATGGCATTGATCTTGAAGAAGTAAAGGCTCTGTTGAACTCAAAGAAGGACTCTGAAAATAAAAAGCTTGAAGATCAAGGTCAGTGGGATTTGTTGAAAAAACAAATGGCTGAAGAGAACTCAAAGCTTGTTAAGGTTCATGCAGATAAAAGTGTTGAATTACAATCGCTTGCAGACGCTCAGCAACAAACCATTAATAAGTTAACATTGGGTCACTCTTTTAATACCTCAAATTTTATCAATAATGAATTGACGCTATCATCGGAAAAGACTCGCATCATCTACGGCTCGCATTTTGAACTCGATGGTGACAAGATCGTTGCTTATGACAAGCCCAAAGGTTCACAAGATAGAGTTCAGTTGGTTGACGCAAGTGGTGACTCATTAAGTTTTGAAGAGTCAATGCGTAAAATTGTTGAAGCTGACCCTGATAAAGATCGTTTGATAAGGGTTAAAACAAAAACAGGTTCTAACTCTTCAACAACAGGTAACAAAGTTGACTTTACTAACAAAACCGAATTAAAGGGAATGGATAGAATATCAAAGGCATTAAATGAGCAGAAAAAATAATTGTTGACAATCAATTGTTTAAATGGATAATATAAGTCACGGATGACTTATCTTTAGGCATAAGAGAGCTTGCTAACTAAAGAAAAGTTATTTACTAAGTTACCTACTGATAAGAGAGCTTCAGAAAGGGTTAAGAAAAAATTATTTAATTACTTTATCTGGAGATTCAAATGGCTTTATTAAAAACAGTTGCTGGTACTTTAACTAACAATGATTTAGTTGCTGGCGTTATCGAAGAAATTATTGATCGTGATCAATTATTTGCTCAAATTCCTTTTACTCGTGTTGATGGTAAAGCATACGTTTACAACAGAGAAGACCCTTCTTCTTGGGATGCTTTGAATGTTGACGGCTTAGGCAACTCTATTGAACCAGCATTTACTGATGTTGGAACAACTATTGCTGAGAAAGCGGCTAAAGTTGTTGAAGTAACAACTAACTTACGCACATTGATTGGTGATGTTGATGTAGACAAATTTTTACAATCTGTTTATAGCAACACAAATGACCAACGTGCTATCCAAATTGCTCAAAAAGCAAAAGCAATGGGTCGTAAATTCCGTAGAACTTTAGTTCAAGGTAACAACGCTGTTAACGCTCTTGAATTTGATGGTTTGTATAAATTGTCTTTAGGTAGCTCTGCTCAAACTTACGCCGCTGCAACTGGCGCAAGTGGTCAAGCGATTACATTTGATCTTTTAGATCGTTTGTTAGATATGATTCCAAATGGTGCTGATGCTATCGTTATGCGTCCATCTACTTTGAGAGCTTATCGTCAATTGGTTAGAGGCTTAGGCGGTACTATTCCTGAAAGCGTTATGATTCATGAATTTGGTCAAAGCGTTCCTTCACACAATGGCGTGCCTATTCTTATCAATGAATTCCTACCTATCACTGAAACATTTGGTGGTGCGGTAACAGGTGGAGCGTTAGGTTCTATCTACGGTGTTCGTTTCAACGAAATAGACGGTCTTCACGGTTTATACGGTGGTGATAATGCTGGTATCGTTGTTGAAGATTTAGGTACTGTTCAAACACTTGATGCAACTCGTACACGTTTAAAATGGTACTGTGGATTGGCTCTTAAATCTACTAAATCATTGGCTCGTATTACTGGTGTTCAAGTTTAATTTGAATTAGTAAGCAGAACAAACTAAGGAGTCTTCGGACTCCTTTTTGTGTTTTGGGCTGTAATATTATGAGAAGTCATTAATGATTTATTGGAGTTTGGTATGTATAGGTTAGCGTCAGAAGGATTTAAGAGTTATACGGGCATCTTTGGCGGTGTTCAGTTTGAAAATGGAGAAACAAACCAAGAATTAACTTTGCGTCAGGTAAATAACATTGGCGGAATTGTTGTGCTTGAGAAGGTATTGGAAAATGGTGATTATTTTCAAGTAGGTCCACATTCAACCGATCCTGTATCAATTGATTATGTAAGACATCTTGCTGAAGAAAATAATATAGCTTATCAGGCAACATTAGCTGTCAACGAAGATAAGCCTGTTGATGAAAAGATATCACCTGCAATAATTGCACCATTAATAGGTGAAACAAATTTACTATTCTCACGCGAACAGCTTGAGGAGATCGCTGATAAATCAGGCATATCAGGATTGAGAGAGCTTTCAGACGGTTATGGAATAAAAGCCCGATCAGTTGCTGAAATCATCAATGCGTTATTAGAGATAGCGGTGTAACGATGAACACTTATTATGATGGTAGTTCTGCAAGTATAGAGATCAATCTCTCTTATGAAGACGGGTCACAGGTTGATGTAGCGTCCATTACCTATAGTCTATTTGATGAAAAAGATGTGGCTCTCATATCAAATACACCATCGTCAACTTTTGTTTACGGTGATGCAACTGTATCGATCGTCATCCCGTGGACGGGAAATCAATTAGGTATTAAGCAGACAAGTGGCTCAAGAAGATTGTCAGTCAGTGCGGTGACAATGTTGGGTGATGTTGTTAAGTTTAATGAGATATATATCATAAATGGTAACATCTCTTTGATTTATATGACTAATTCTTACCAAACAATTCAAGAGGCTGAATTAAATGCCTTTAATACTGCAAATATCGATGCGTTTAACTCCGCTTCGTCTGCTGAAAAGATAACGGCATTGTCAGATGCCTTTAAGCATTTAGGAATGATGACTTATTCAATTGACTATAACTACTTAGGTGGAGCAGTTGATTACATTACAGAGTACAACACGGGAGCATCTGGAACGTCTATGTCTCAGTTTGGAAGACGTACTGTAATAGTTGATAAGTTGAACTTATTGCCAGAGACTTATATTAGTATGTTACCTAGTGCTTTCTTTGCAAAGTTAAAGATTGCCCAAGTGATAGAGGCTAATGAGATTCTAAGCAATAGTGATGGTAGATCAACAGGTATAATTTCTCAGAAAATTGGTGAGTCATCAATGTCATGGAGACAAACAAAGCCGTTAGCACTTCCTGTTTCAAGAAGAGCATTGGAGTCATTAACAGGTTATCTTCATTATGGAAGTAAGCTTGGACACGGTTGATACATTAAATGCTATAGACACTTGCGTTGCAGGCGTTGATGCAACTTATAAGCTTTTTATGACCTCGATCATTGGTGAATTTCATCGATGTTCATCGAGCAATGTTAATAAGCAAACAGTCAGATATTTTCGTCAATCCTGCAAGCAAATTCAAGCATCTGCGCTGTCTTCTATAAATGCTACGCTATGCGATGGGTTAAGAAATATCGAAGCGTCACTGCCCAGTATGATTGTCAAAGACTTTGCTTTGACCAAGACCGATCTTGAAAAAAAATTAAAGGGAGCGTATCAAGCTCAGATGTTATTGGACATTGAAGCCTCTCGATCTGACTTGTTTAGATATGCACTGGCGGTCACATCAAGAATTGATCTAGGCGATAGACAATCGTCCGCAATGATTGCCGCTGACAAATCCGTTAGGTTTAATTTTATCGACAGAGCAGGTAAAAAGTGGAACTCAAGTCGTTACATATTTACCATCACTCGATTTGAAATCATTAAGGCAATTTATTTTAGCTTTATGTTAGATGCGATCTCTATTGGGGAAACTAAGCTCACTTTGTCAAATGGGTCTTTAATAGATTTCTCAGAAATTGAAAAATACAGTCACCCAAACTTAAAACTTATACCAATTCAATCAGTTATAAATAAAGTAAGTCATTAATTACTTACTTTTTAATCAATAGCCTGTTAGAATATGAGTAGGTTTAATAAATAACTTGAGAGTCGAGCAATGTCACTAAAAGGCACAGTTCCAATGAAGATTGAAAGACATGGCTCCCATGATGAGTATGGGCAACCTTTATTGTCTTCAACTTACTTATCTTATTGCTCAATCGTTAAGTTGGTGAGCGAAAGTGCAAAGACAGTTGCGAGAGGTAGTCAGTCTGCATCGCTTGGAAACGCTCATGAAATGGTATCAGATTCAATATTGTTAGCCAATCTAACGCCTTCTGTCAGCGTTGGTGATCGTGTCACTGTAAAGGGCATCGCACTTAGGGTTGATAAGATGATTTTTAGAGCCGATGTGCGTGGAAGGGAAGATCACTACCAATTAGAGTGTTCGATATGGGCGTAATACTCAGTGGCTTTAATGATCTAACTGCGAACTTGATGAACATAGCGGATAGAAGTAGTCGCGGTGCTAGAGATGAATTGGCAAAAGGTGCTGAAGATATAAAAGATCTTGCCGTGCTATATGCCCCTATTGATGAGGGCAATCTTGAAAGAGCAATTAAGGTTAAAAAGTTTTCTGACGTATCAAACAACAGAAGAAATACCTACTCGGTTTATGTTGACGAGGATGTAGCTGCTAAAAATTCCAAGACCGGAACGGTTGGTGGCTATGCAGTTAGGATGCATGAAAGTGATTATGAGCTAGGCGTTCTATCACAAGACAAACAAGATTCTGCAAACGTCAAGGTGGGCAGAAAGTATTTAGAAAGAGCTTTGGAAGACCTTGATCAAGAAATTAAACGAAAAGTAGAGTCGAAAGTTGGCGTAGGCGTAGGTCACTAATGAATCTAAAACCTTTTTGGGACATATTGTCACCAAGACTACCAGAGCAACAAGTTTTTATGTATCACCTACCAGACTCATTTATGGAGGGCGTACTTATTCTGCATGGGGCGGTTGGTGCAAAACTTGATCCAGACTTGCCGGATTATAAACGTGCAAAGTTTCAGGTCATAGTAAGAAGTGATAACTACGAAAGTGGCTATGGCATAGCAAAGCAGGTGATGGCAGTTTTTAAAGCAGTAAATAGATACTCTGATGGAATTATGTTGATCCATTTCATTCAACCACTTAATGACCCGATTTCATACCCAGTATCGAAAGGGGGTTTTACCGAATTCTCCGTCAATTTTGAGACGGTTTATGTTGAACACTAAACTTAACACTTAAATAGGAAACTAAAATGGCAAGTTCTACCAATAATGTAAAACTGGGCGTATGCTCAATCTTGTACAAAGGCGTTGATTTGGGTTATACCAAAGGCGGCGTTGATGTTGACGTAACTACTGATACTCATCAAACAATGGTTGACCAATTTGGCGACTCTATCGTTAATGAGTGGATTACTAAACGTAATATTAAAGTTACTTGCCCATTGGCTGAAACTACACTTGATAACCTAATCGCTATCATGCCTGGCTCAACAATGAAAAGTAACGGCACAGCGGCAACAGGTACTATTACTATCGCAACTCTACCTCTTACTGGTGAAACCATTATTGTTAATGGCGCAACCATTACTTTTAGAACAGCCGCATCTAACGCCGCTGAAGTAACTATTGGTGCAACGACAGCAACGGCAGCTACTAACTTGGCAGCGGTTTTAAATGCTTCAGTTGATTCAGGAATTACTCCCGCTACTTATGGCAACGCTACTCCAAGTCAAGTATCTGTTGTTTATGATATTAAATCTATTGCTGGCAATGGCTTTACTTTGGCAACGGGTACAGCGGCTGCAAAAGTAACAATGTCAGGTGCAGTATTAACTGGTGGTGTTGCTGGAACAGTGGTTCGTGTTGACGTAACTAATGGCATAGGCGTAAGTTTATTGGCAACTGCCGGTGTATTAACTTTGCACCCAATTGCTAATGGCGCTTCAACTGCTGAAGATTTAACTGTACCACTAGCTTCAACCGCTGGTGCGATGAAATTTTCATTCAAACACAATGATGAACGTATTTTCAATACCGAATTTACTGGCTACCCTGACCCAACAACAAAACTTCTATTCAAACTAGGTGATTTGTTGGCTGTATAATTAATAAGTCATTAGTGACTTATGACAACTTTATAATTTATATCAAAGCCCCTTGTTTTAAAGGGGCTTAACTTTTGAGAATGGTATGACAAAAATATTAAATATAGATGCTTTGGTTAAGGAAGAGCGAGTTATCAAATTAGAGGGAGTTACTTATCAGATTAAGGATATCTCTGTTGCTGATTTTATTAAGATTAATCAAATGGCAGAAGAAGCTGATAAAAAAGAAGAACCGACCGTAGCAGAGCGTGTGATGTTTCTGGCTGAGACGGTATTTATTAGTGTTCCAGATTGCCCTAAAGAAGTGTTGATGAAGTGTTCATTGGCTGAGTTAAACATGATTGCATCGTTTGCAAGAGATGGAACACTTCCTGAAGATGAGTCAGTAGAAGTATTGGATGAATCTGGAAAAAAGTAGATAAGCTAATATCGCTTGATTTTGGTTTTTTATTCTGCCGAGTGCTTGCCTATTATGGAATGGGTGACATTTCGGCACTAGAAATGCCTGTCAAGAGATTTTGGCTATTATCAAGCTCTATTGATCGCATGAAGTCAGCGGATGACATTAGATCAATTAGAGTTGCGGCGGCAGTATTAGATCAAGAAGCTTATAAGTCCACTTTGGAGAGCTTGTCAGAATCTGTTGGTAGTGTAGCTAACAAATCTGATGAAATTGATAGAGAGGGGCTGGATGAACTAAAGGCAATGATGAGTTAATAAACGATTGATAAAGACTGGAGCTTGTGACTATGAAGACTGAAATACCTGTTGTCGAATTAAGAGAGTTTAAAATATACAAATTAACCTCCCCATCTGGAAAGTCTTACGTAGGTCAGACTTGCAATCTTCGCAACAGATTTTATGGTCACAGGTCTTCATCAAATAGATGTGTTGCTATAGCAAATTCAATTAAAAAATATGGATTTGATTCATTTTTAAAAGAGGTTATTGCCGATAACCTAACGATTGATGAAGCAAATAACTTAGAGTCTTTTTTCATTAACGCCTTTAACACAATGGCTCCAAATGGATACAATCTTAGAGAAGGCGGTGCAAATGGAAGAATGTCTCAAGAGTCAAAAGAAAAGATAAGAAAGGGCTTAATTAATCGCCCAGTTAGTGCCGAGACTAGAGAAAAGATCGGAAATGCAAATAGAGGTTTAGTAAGATCGGCAGATGTTGTTATGCGACATAGAGATGCTATTACTGGAAGGAAACACTCTCAGGAGCATAAAGATAAGATTTCCGCAAGCGCAATGGGTCATTGCGTTTCAAAACTAACTAGGGAAAAGATTTCAGCAAGTAATACTGGATATATTACATCAGAACATACAAAGAAAAGACTATCTGATATCAATGCTGGTGAAAAACACCCAAGAGCCAAAAGATGGGTGTTAATAGATCCATTCGGAAATGAGCATCATGCCCTCAGTTTGACGGAAATTTGTAAAGAAAATGGATTAAGTGCATCGCTAATTGCGAGAGCTGCAAAAACATCCTATAAGCACAAAGGGTGGAAATCATTTATTTTGGACGATTTTATTGAAACAATTAATGGAGGTGTATCTTGAGTATCGGAAGACTTGTTGTTGAGCTTGAGTTAAATGATGGTCAATATACCAGTAGAATGACTCAAGCTGGTAGAACAGCTCAAACTCTATCTGGACAACTCAATCAAGTCAACCGAAGTCTGGGAGGCATTCAGTCAGGTGTGACAGGGGCAATACCTCATCTTAGAGATATTGCAGTTGTTACCTCTGGACTACACTCTGTTTTTTCAATGGCGCAAGACACCATTGGAAAGTTTGCAGGTTCACTTATCAAAGCCAATGCTGAAGTTGAGCGAACCTCAATTCTTCTTCAAGGGCTATCAAAATCAGTCGATTCACAAGGCAAACTCAAAGATGCTGCCAAAGATATGGAGTTCTTGTTTGAGACTGCTAAACAAGCTCCATTTGCCTTAAAAGAGCTATCCAATTCATTTGTCAAGATGAAAGTCGTTGGTATGACTGATGTTGAGACAAAACTTAAAAATATCACTAATGCCATAGCCAGTTTCGGCGGATCTGATGAGTCGCTTCATAGAACTACTGTTGCCTTACAACAGATGGCTTCTAAGGGCGTAATCTCTATGGAAGAGTTACGTCAGCAATTAGGTGAGTCTGTTCCGTCAGCGATGCAAAACATGGCAGATGGTATGGGCATGACCATGAGTTCAATGGTTAAAGCAATCTCTGAAGGGAAGGTGAGGGCATTACCTGCCATAGACGGCATGATGCAAGAAATGGAATTCTCAATGGCAGGGTCTTCAGCTCGCATGATGCAAACATGGAATGGCATGTTCTCGCAACTTGAAACCAACTGGATGTTGTTTCAAAAGAAAGTGGGTGATGGTGGGTCATTTGAAGCGATCAAGACGGAACTTGGACGATTAAATGACTTTTTACAATCTGATTCTGCACTGAAGTGGGCGCAAACTTTTGGCGATGCGTTAAAAACAGGGATAGATGGACTTCACTCAATGGGCGAAGCGTGGAGCAAAAACAGTGAGATGATTGGCGGTGCGCTAAAGATGTTACTGGAATTTTGGGTAATATCTAAAGCGTTAAAAGGTCTTGGTAATATTGTCGGAGCAACGGCAGAAACCAGAGCATTAGCATCCAGTAGACTAAGACCACCCACACTTAAGCCAGGAACGCCTGCGACACCTGCAAATTGGGACCCTAAAAATGGTGCTGTGACAATGGGCACAGCGGAAGGTGCTGCAACGATGATTGCGGGAAGCGCAACCGCGATGACAGCTCTAAATGCCGCACTTGCCTTTATGCCTGGTTATTTAAAACTAATACCACTTGCTATATTGGGATGTGTTGAGGGTTATAAATACTTTAGCAATACGGCAGGAAAGGCGCTTGATGAGATATCTGCAAAGCAGGAGGAGTTAAATAAGAAAACGCTAGAGAGTGCTCGTATTGAGGGGGATGTTGCGCTAAAAACAATAGAGGACATTGACAAGGTTAAAGCCTCTATTGTTGAAATGGAGAGTGCAAAGATCAATGCAAAAAGAGATGTTGCAAATTCTCAAAACGTACTTTTTGCACCGCAAAATGCAAGTATGATTGACACAGGGCTGACAGCCATTGCCAATAAATTCAATGGAACTGATGATTTAGAAAAACATAAAGCCACCGTTTTACGCATGGAGACTGACATTTCATTGGCGAAAAAAGCTGTCTGGGAAGGCAGTGTTGAGTGGTTTGACAGAACAGAAAAGAGACAAATTGGAATAGCGAAAAATTCATCAGAAACAGAGATGTCTATTGCCGCAACTACTTACAAGAATGAACTTAAGCTTATTCAGGAAGCATTAGATTTAGAGATAAAAGCAGGTCTCGATGGCGTTACGGCAAATAAGAATAAACATGCCGCCATTGTCCAGCTTCATAAGGATACATTAGCAAGCAATACCATCATGCTGGATAAGATGAAGGTAGATGCTGAAGCTGTGGTGTCAGGACTTAGAAGTAAAGATGTTGAAATAGCTATTTATATTGACAGCACAAAAGCATTAAAAGAAGCGGAAGATTTTCTCAATTTATTGAGACTGGCTGTTGCAAAAACAAAGCTTGCAATAGCCGCTACTAATGATGGAGGTAAGTCATCAGGACTTGCCAGCACATTAATTGGACAGCAAGCAGAAATTGACAAAGCGGTTGCAAATATCTCTACCCTAAAAGGAACTATTGAGGATATAAAAGGAACTGGCGCAATTACGGAAGGTGATTTGATCGATCTTTCCAAAGCCACAGGCACGCTTACTTTTGTGTCAGAAGGAATGAAAAAGATTGTCGAATATCAAAAGGAATTAGCTCAAAATAAATTAAAAGGCGATGATGCGTTAATGACTGGCGACACGGCTAAGTCACTAGAGGCTGGGATTAAACGCTTTGAGCAAGCAAAGGCGCAACTCGCAAAAGCGGTAAATGATAATCTGTCGCTAAATAATCCAAAACTTGCAACAGCGATGGCAAGACAAGAGGACGGCTCTGGCGCCATAACTGACGCAATGAGAGATGCCGCTAACGCAAGAATAAACGCGGGAGGGGATTTCAAAGATAAAGGCAACCTTGTTCTGTCCACTTCAATGTCGCAATTGCAAACATCAGCAGTTGGATTGCGAGATCCAGAACAAGTTAAAAAGTTGACTCTATTGATTGAGGCAAATGTTGATGCGCTCAATCTTGAAACAAAAGCACAAGAGGGTTTGGCAACAGCAACAGCAGGAACCGCTGCTGCACATGAAAAGCTTAATGAGTTAGCTAAAGGTGGCACTTTTGAGCGTGAGACATTGGCAAAGCTTGAAAGACAATACGGTTTAGAGAAAGGTGTATTGGACGCATTGTGGCAAGTTGAGTCATCACGCGGCAAAAACATGTCAACAAAAGACTCATCAGCACAAGGTCATTTTGCAATAACAAATGGCACCGCTGACACAATGGGTCTTAACAGAGACGATAGAGGTGATTTTGAAAAATCATCACAAGCGGCTGCTAAGTATTTAGGCATGTTGAAGGAAAAATATAATGGCAGTATGGATGCTGCGCTTGCCGCTTATAAAATAGGTCAAGGTGGCTTTGAAAAGAGAGGGTTTGCGGGAGTAGGTCAAGGAACAAATGCTGATGCTGGGTATTTGGGCAAGATTCGTTCTGTTATGAATGATGTGCCTGATAACAAGGTCATTATTGAAAAGATGGCTGAGATTGAAAATTTAAGAAAAAACAATCAAAATCACGCCACTCAAGATAATGAGTTAGCAGTATTAAGGAAAAAGCAAAGCCTTGAAGATCAATATAAAGAAGAGCTGAAGTATTATGCAGGAACTGATCAGCTTAGGGCGGCACAGGCTGCTCATGAGCAAACTTACGCAAAATATCTTAATACGCTACACACAGCTGAGCGGAAAGAGCGTAGAGACGCTGATGCGTTAGCCTCAAGAGATCCAGTTGGCATCTACAATAATCAAATTAAAGACTACCAAGAGACAAATTTAAAAGCCCTTGAAAACCAGCATGAAGCGTTTAAAAAAGATATTGAAGATGCGCTAATGCTTGGCTCAATTAACAAGGAAATGGCAGATGACAAGCTAAAAGCCATTGACGATCAGATTGCCGCTGAGAATGAGAGAGCAACGCTTGAACATAAGCATCTGATGGATGCAAAGCAGGATCAGATTGCTTTCAACAGAATAAGAGATACCAATAACGCAATCAAGACGAATACATTAGGAAGGGCTACAGGTGTAACAACCACTAAAAAGGCTTACATGTTGGCTGAAGAAGCTAACGCTCAAGCTGTTGACAAGATCAAATCAACCGATGTTGGGGAAAATTCAGGGAATCTACAAGGTCATCTTGATTCTCAAAAGGCGTTATACGCAGATCAATTAAAGCAGATTGAGTATGACCATAGAAACGCCTTTGAAATAATGACTCAAGAGACTGTTGATTTTAATATGGTAGCAGGTCAAGCGGCAGCAGACTTTACCAATGGCATGATAGATGGTCTTGCTAATATGATAGTGACTGGTAAGGGGAGCTTTAGAGACTTTGCAATATCCATCATACAGTCAATTGAAATGATGATCGTTAAGATGTTGCTACTTAAGGCAATTCAAGCAACTATTGGTATGTTTGGTGGTGGTGGAAATATGGGAGGGGAGGGTATCTACTCATCTACCACTGGTTTAGGAACCGCTGGACCTAATTATGGGCTGAAGTTCGGAGGGGTTGTGGGTGGCGTACATGCTTTTGCTAGTGGCGGTTCAATGCTAAGCAATGCAACCAAAATGACAAAGAGACAGATGTTAGCAGGTGGTGTGAAGAGCAAACCACATCTTGCTTTATTTGCAGAAGCTGATGTACCTGAAGCCTTTATACCGATGCATGATCGTAAAAGCATTCCAATATCTGTCATGCGTGATGCAGCAGGAAACTTAAGCGCCAAGGCATTATTGCCTGGTGGCAAATCAATTCCAGCTACCATTCAGCAATCTAATTTTAGCCAGTTTGCAGTGGGTGGAATGGCTGGAAATATATCAAGTGACAAAGTAAATGGAATGTCATCAGGTGTTAATGGAAACTCTGCAAATTCCCCACTAGCTAATGGCGCTGTTTCGATCACTATCAATGTTGATAATAAGGGTGATGGGTCTTCCAAAAAGGATGGGGCTGGAAAAGATGGCAAGCAAGATGAGATGTGGTCAAAAATGGCAGACAATATTAAGGGCATTGTTATTAAAACCATTGGTGAGCAAAAAAGACCAGGGGGCGCATTATGGAGCTAGGTTATTGATTTAAATTGACGAATCACCTATAACCGTTTATCCTACAAAGTAAATCACTGGTGACTTATTATTTATGGCAAAGCAAATATTTACTTGGTACCCCGATGAGGGTGCAAACGAAAGTATAAAACCTGATGTAACTGTCACCAAATTCGGCGATGGTTATGAGCAACGTACAGCGAGAGGGATTAATGCAGACATAACGGAATGGACAATGACCTTCACAGGAAGCTCCGCAAGTGGTCAGGATATTCTAAATATCAGAACCTTTCTAAAAAGCATGGGTGCTGTAACCAGCTTTCAATGGACTAATCCATTTGGCGAGCTGGGTGTTTATGTTTGTCGTGAATATGCCTTTGCAAGAATATCGGCAAAAATAGCTCAGGTATCGGTAAAGTTTAATCGTGTTTATGAGGCTAATATTTAATGGCTACAGATAGCACAGTTGCAAATGTCACGGATATCTCGGATTCTACAACAGGTCTGATTCAAGCCGACATACAATCATTATCGCCTAGCGCATTAATGGAACTCTATGTGTTAGATATGAGCGCAATCACAGGCATCGCTCAAAACTATATGTATTTTCATGCAGGCACAAATCAATTATCTACAGAAGTTATTTGGCAGGGGAAGACTTATATTGCATTACCTATAGAGGCTGAGGGTTTTTCGCAAGGCAGTACAGGAACTCTGCCAAGACCTAAAATTCGTTTAGCTAATATCAATGGTGCATTTAGCGCAACACTCAACCAATTCGATGATCTCATTGGCGCAAAGATAATTCGCAAAAGAACCTTTGTTAAGTACCTAGATGAAGTCAATTTCATTAAAACCAATTTATTAAAATACTCAGAAGACTTTACTCAGGCTAATTGGGCTAAATCGTCAGGAACCACTGTTGTTGGAAATTCAATATTAGCACCTGATGGAACGCTTACTGCCGATACATTAAGCAGAAGCGCGTTAGCCAGTACCTATTTAGTTCAGACCTACACAACCACCGCTCATGCCAGTAAAGCATACGTCTTTTCTATCTATGTTAAAGCAGGCACATTAACAGGGAACATAGTTCTAAGGATTAGAGATGGTGGTGGCATTACTGATATTGCAAACACCATCTTAATACCCACCGCAACATGGACTCGCTACTTGGTAACGGGAACATTTGGAGCAACTCCTGCCGCTAATATAAAGGTCTACATAGATCCAGCAAATGATACAGGTGTGATTGGCGACACAGTTTATATTTGGGGGGCGCAGTTACAAAGTGGATCAGTGCCAACTACTTATGAAAAGGTCGGGTCAAGTTGGAATGTAACCGCCGATGCTAACCAACACTACCCTGATGATATATGGTTTATTGACCAGAAAGTATCAGAGACTCGTTACCTTGTTGAGTGGGAACTGGCATCCGCTTTTGACTTAGTTGGTGTTATGTTACCCTCAAGACAAGTGATTCAAAACTCATGCCCATGGAAGTACACTGGGGCAGAGTGTGGCTA